GTTACTTTTTGCCCACTCTCCAGGCTCATTAAAGACTTATTGATGTAAGCCTGTATTTTGTCTTTAGCTGGTACGCTAAAAGCAAACTCAGTGACTTTTGACATTAACGCAGCGTAATAGCCAGCCTCGTACACCGCAAAGGCTTCTAACTCGTCCGTTACAGATTGCCATGCTTGCGCGTATTGCTCGGTGACGGCTACCTCAATCGCTTTTAAAATTGCGTTACGTTGTCCAATACCGCTTAACTCGTCGTATTGGCGTAGGATTGCGCGAGCCGCTTTGTAAGCTTTTTCGATGGTGGGCGCAAGGTCATCGTTAAATAACTTAGTTGCTAATCGCTGTATCTGTAATGCGTGCTTTTCGGATTGGTCTAGTAGCATGGTCTGAGCTTGTTGGTGTTTTGGATAGTATAGCAATAAAAAAGCCAGCGGTTAAACTGGCTTTTTTGAGGATGGAGAAATGAAGAATAAAAACCCCGCAACTAAGCGGGTAAAAGCCATTCGATTAATGTATCAAATGCCTAAGTGCTCGGTGCTAGTCTTTCCTAGCAGTCAAACAAAATTGAATTGAATCAATTAATGGCTAAAGATTCTCACCCTACGCTAATCATTACCAATTAACGGGGTTGCTCCACAAGTTATAGAAGGTAATTTCAACTTGCTTTGCTCTTTAGTCCGCAAAAGCCACTCGTTAGAATGACTTTTAGGGACTTTATAAGTCAAACAACCTATAAATGTCAAAACACCAAAACAAATCTACCACACTGCGCCAATTTGTCTAATAACATTTAGTTATAAGCTTAGAAGCTTATGCCGCCTGAGTAAGGTTTATAACTACCCTCCTCGACAACAGCAAGATATCTAAACGCATCAGCGCCATGAGAAGACCAGTCGTGCAACGGTGAGTCCTTCCATGTGCCTAGCTTATCATTCCACTCCTTGCGGTATGACTCTAGGCACTTAACACCCCTGTCGGTCTTTACAATATCAAACACGCATCGGTCTAAGAGCTTGCGTGCATAGTTTATACCGTCGTCAACACCAAGCTTAGCTACCTTTTCGAAGTTTATGCGATAGATTGCACCGTTGATTTCAAAGCCTTGAGCGGCTAACTCCCTGCGACTCATTGCACCTTTCGCTGACCATTCGCGATTATCTATATCGTGCGGGGCGAAGTGTTGCGCGTATTGATAGCCCTTATCGAATAAAACCTTTGCATAATGGTCTAAACCTTCGCCGCTTGCCTCGTAGTAGTCAATGACATGCACTTGATTATTCACCCTTCGATAAAACCATATCGTGGTAGAGTCACCCACGCCAATATCCCAAGCCGTGTAAACTGGCAAATGGCTATTGTCTGGTAAATGACAAATGCGGCCTTCTTTGTAGATTTTGCGGAACTGCTGCTCGTAATACGCACCTTTCACTGACTGCTCGAAAGCTTCTTTCGGCGTGCTTGGGTATTCACGCTTGATGTCGTCGCCCAAGTCTATTTGCTTGGCTGCGTACCAATCCATTTGTCCCTTAGTAAACGTAACGCCTGTTTCATGCGATAGCTTATCGAAGTAGCTTACAATATCGTCAGGCGTTGGCTTATCGGTTTCAATCGAATAGCCTTTGTTTGTGTACCATGGGAAGAAATGAAATTTAAAATCAAGCGGAGTCAGAATTTCAGCCAGCTTATGCTTTCGCTCTGCTACCTGGCAATAATCATAAAAATAGCCGTCTCTACCTTCTGCAGTCGACTCGATTGTTATTACATTACCGACGGCAACAGCCTCAAACGCACCCGTAACAACCTCTTTCGCCTTGTCAGGGTACTTTTTACATATTTTTCCAAACTCAGATATGTGTAAACTTTGAAGCGTACCACCACGATAGCTAGTGCCAACCTTTATGCTCGAGCCATTGCTAAAAACATACGAGTTGTCTTTGTCGTTGATAGGTTCTGGAAAATCATAGCCTAGCTCGCTTAGTAGGTCTTTTTGCTCTTGCGTGATAGCTCGATATGCAAAGCGTATTTTATTGCGGTAAATGTCTTTGGCCGATTCAAAGTCGTGACAGATACAACCTGCTGAAAAGTTTTCGATGAACAAGCAATCATCTAAATCCATGAGCATTTTTAGGGTAGTAAAACCAAGCTGTCTGGCTTTTAGGATAATATCGCGATTATGCTGACTAAGATAGAAAGCCTCTTGCTCTGCGTTTGGCTCGAATAAAACTTTAGCGCCCGACTTATCTTTGATGTGATAAAGCGTGTTGAGCCTAAACCATTTATACGTCATGGCATCGGCTAATTGCTCAAGCGTCAACCCATTAACATTGGCAAGATACCAACGCGCTTTTTCATGATTAGTCATTAACGCTTAGAGCCACCAGTCAATCGTTGCGCTAGTGTTTGCTCAACCTTTAAGCCGCCAGAAAGCTCAGTCTCAACTCTATCCTGCAATCCTAAATCCCTTGCAATGATATTGGCATTAAACAAGCCGCAAGCCGCGCCAGTGAACTTCTGCTCGGTCATTACATCGTCTATTGCCTCCGTGACGGCCGAAAAATTTGGCTTTTGCTTATAATCTTTGTAAGTAGATTGCCCGATATTTAGGAAAGCACAAAGCCCCGCCTGTGTCATAGCGCGCATTAATGGCGCTTTACCATCAACAACCTCGCCCTGAAAGCTGAATAACTTTGTTTCTTCTAAATTTGACGCCTCGACCCACTTAAAGTATTCAACAGCCCTTTCCCACATCTGCTCAGGGCTTTCAAATGCTGGCGGTCTCCCGCGTCCGTTATCTGAGAATTTTATCTTTTCGTATAAAGCGGTCACTGACTCACCTATCTATTGATACCATCAATAAGCACAGTATAACAAAAAAAAGCCGCTGATTAAAGCGGCTAATAACAAACAACGCGCCCGAAGACTACTAACTGAATCCAATAAGTTTTATGGTTGAACACCTTTCATCTCCAAATAAGCAATCATAGCTGCTCGTAGTGGGTTTTTATCCTTGACTCCATTATGACAATAGTGCTCGGCTTGCCATATACCAGAATCCAGCGCAACTGAAAAAATGCTAATGTTATTCTCAATAATAATCGGCCATGAGTCATTAACCACGTTACATGGATCGAACACCTCGCAGCAATCAATCATAATAACGTCACTATCAACCGCGCTTACATTCCAGTTTAGATTCCTAGTCTTAGCTACAGCCTTGTTGATTTCTGGATCACTTTTATCTAGCCATTTAGACATCATTCACCCCGTCACTTTCCTCATTGCAAATTTGCTCTATTTCTGCTTTTAGCTGCTCGTTTTCGATGCGTAGCTTTAGGATTTCAGCTAGGTCTGATAGTGCGTGAATATCAACAATGTCATTGATATCAAAAAGATCAGCACTTTCACAGCTATAAAATTCAAAACAATCATTTACAAAATACTGATTTTCACCATCGACAGTTTGCACATGCGTAGCCCCATCAGGCGCACCATCTAAAATCTCTTTAATCTGCTCGTTTGTTAGTTTCATTTATCCTCACCCTTCGAAAATCCAACAAGCATCGTTAAAATAAAAAACATTGTCGATTCCAAGCTGTGTAAAGCAACCATTATTTCGGTGTCAGCCTCTTTAGATAAATCAACCTCGAAAAATGATAACGCCATAAACACGATAGTTAAAAATAACCTTGTCTTATTGCTAAACCTCACTTCCATCTCTCCCCATTAACCAAGTAACTCTTAAAACACCAAACAGGCGCTTTGATTTTCCAACATACGCATAGACCCAAGTCCCATGCTGTTAGATTTCCACGTGTGTGATTATCTCGCGTGCGAGTTTGCTTAAGCATAAACCACCCCTACAACTACCAACACCACCGACATTTGTGCAGCTATAAACCATGCAAAGTTGATTAGTTTTTGTTTCATTTCAATCTCCATCCGTTTTGAACATACTAGCCCGATTTTACGAGCTAGTTAAATACCGTTTTGTTATATGGTTATAACGATAAGACTCTATCTCTCGCAATTTCAAAGTAATTGCTATCTAATTCAATACCGATAAATTTGCGGTTAAGGTTTTTAGCCGCTACTCCAGTCGATCCGCTTCCCATAAATGGATCGAGTATTGTTGCGAACTCTAATGTGTGGTTAGTAATGAATTTTTCCATCAATTCCACAGGCTT